CAATCTAAAGGTTTGCCGTAGAATAAACGAATTATTGGAAGAAGGTGGATTAAATGACCAAAATGTTGATAAGCAATTACAATATCTAATAACTCAATATGCAGACAATACAAGCAAGCTCGGAGCGATAAGAGAATACAATAAATTAAAGCAAAGAATAACAGAGAAGTTAGAGCATTCTGGTAAAATAGAGAATATAGTTACAAAAGAGCAAATAACAGAACTTTTAAAAAGAAATGAAACTAACGCTTGAAGAACAAAAAAAGGTAATGCAAGCTGGAAAATATAGTTTAATTGATTTTTCTATTTTAACTAATAGGAAATATAAACCAAATTGGCATCACGAAGTAATAGCGAAAGAATTAGAGAAATTAGAGAATAATACGGCAGAATGGAAGATATTGATATTGATGTGTCCGCCAAGACACGGAAAATCACAGGAAACGTCAATTAACTTTCCTGCGTGGTATTTAGGAAGAAATCCAGAAAAGGAGATAATAACAGCTTCTTATTCAAGTGAGCTTGCAATGGATTTTGGAGGGAAGACAAGAGCTATGGTAGATAGCGAAGAATATAAATATATATTTGGAGATGTTTCTTTAAAATCAGATGAAAAAAGCAGAGCAAAATGGAAAACAAATCAAGGCGGAAGTTATATATCAACTGGTATAGGTGGAGCATTAACAGGACACGGAACAGATTGCTTAATAATAGATGATCCGATAAAGAATAGAGAAGAAGCAGAAAGTGAGCTTATAAGAAATAAGCATTGGGATTGGTTTACTTCAACCGCATATACAAGATTAGAGCCAAATGGCAGAGTAGTATTGATATTAACAAGGTGGCATTTAGACGATTTAGCTGGAAGAATAATGAATAATGAGGAGTTTTCTTCAAGATTAAAGATAATTAAGTTTCCTGCTATTGCTACTGAAGATGAGGAACATAGAACAAGGGGAGAGGTATTATGGAAAAGCAGGTTTGATTTAAAAGAGATAGAGAGTATTAAGAGGGGAGTAGGGACTTATGATTTTGGAGCATTATATCAGCAAACACCTATATTAAGTGAAAATCAAGAATTTAGAGAATCTTGGTTCGTAGATAGGGATTACCAAGACATATTAACAATACAAACAAGGAATTTCTTAACAATAGATACAGCTATTTCAAAGAAAGCATCAGCAGATTATACAGGTATAATAATAAACTTTGTAGATAGTGAGAATAAATGGAATATAAAAGCACTTCGCAAGAAGATAGATCCAAAAGAACTAATTGATTTGTTGTTTAGCTTACAAGACCAATATGGGTTTGAGAAAATAGGGATAGAGAAAACAATTTATTTTGATGCGATAAAGCCATTTTTAGATGATGAAATGAGAAAGAGGAGTAAGTTTTTAACTATTGTTCCGCTTGAACATCAATCAACTGCTAAAGAAATTCGCATAAGAGGGCTTATTCCGGGGTATGAAAGCAGGTCAATTATACATATTACTGGTGAATGTGAAGATTTAAAGGAAGAATTGTTTACATTCCCAATGGGGATACACGATGATTTAGTAGATGCTTTAGCATATCAGGCACAGATAGCAGCTCCACCATTAGTGGGACACAGAGAGGAAGAAATAAGGTTATATAATAACAGATTAGATAATATGGATAACGAACTAATTTAAAATATATGCGCGTGTTTATTACAGGAATAGCAGGATTACTTGGTTCACATCTAGCAGATGCTTTTATAGAAGCAGGACACGAAGTGAGTGGGTGTGATAATTTAATAGGTGGATATATAGATAATGTGCCTAAAGAAGCTGATTTTATCTTTGCAGATTGTGGAGATATTAAAACAATGAAGAAAGCATTAAAGGGTGTTGATGTTGTTTACCACTGTGCTTGTACGGCTTATGAAGGATTGAGCGTGTTCAGTCCGAATATGATTTGCAGGAACACATATCAAAATAGTATTTCAATGATAAGCGCCTCAATATTCAATAAAGTTAAGAGATTTATTTATTGCTCAAGTATGGCAAGATATGGAGCGCAACAGACACCTTTCACAGAAGATATGACACCTAAGCCAAAAGACCCGTATGGTATAGCTAAATATGCAGTAGAGATGACATTAGAGAATTTATGCAAGACACACGGAATGGAATATGTGATAGCAGTACCGCATAACATAATAGGAGCAAGACAGAAGTATGATGACCCTTTCAGGAATGTAGCAAGTATAATGATAAATATGATGTTGCAGGGGAGAAGACCTATAATCTATGGTGATGGGAAACAAGTAAGATGTTTTTCTTTTATAGGAGATTGTGTGGAATCGTTAAAGAAGATGGCGACATTAGATATATCTGGAGGAATAATCAATATTGGACCAGACAAAGAGTTTATAACAATTAACCAGTTATACAGGATAATAGCCAAACTACTTGATTTTAATGAAGAGCCAATATATATGCCAGATAGACCTTGTGAAGTAAAGAAAGCGACTTGTAGTTCATCTAAAGCAAGATTTCTGTTAGGATATAAGGAGCAGACAAGCTTGGAAGACGGCTTAAAAAGCATAATAGAGTATATTAAAGCGAAAGGAGTTAAACCCTTTGAGTATCATATAGATTTAGAGATAGAGAATGAGCTAACGCCTAAAACTTGGACAAATAAATTATTTTAATATGAAGTATAGTTTTATTTGCGATCATTGTGATATAGATTTTGAGATAGAGAGCGATAAGAAAAGTGTTTTTAATATAAAGCCAGTTAAATGCCCAAAATGTGATAGAGAATGGGGTATCAGTAAGAGAGTAAGATATAATTGGGGATATTTAAAGACTATATGTCCAGAGACAGGAGGGAAGAATAGTAAAAAACATTATAGATTTGAAGACAGATGAGAAAATTACACCCATCACAAATAAAAGAAGCTAACCAGCCAACAAAGGATTTGGCAGAGATATTTGATAGGAATAAAAGCAAGAAAGGTAGAGCTAAATATATAAAGGAGGCGCAAGATAAAATTAAATATATAAAAGAAGAATATGGGATATAAAAAACATTACTTTCATTTATCGCAAGCAGAACACCCTGAAAGGTTCTTTGCGGTAGATAGATTAACACCAGAAGATAAGAAGGTATTAGATATAGGGTGTGGAAATCATAAATCTATAGATTACGCTATCGGGCTAGATATCTTACCAATAACAGATATGCAGAGCAGTATGGATGAGTTGGATATAGATAGTGGTTCTATTGATGTGATTATATCAAGGCATTCACTGGAGCATACGCTTGATTTAACAAAGACGCTGAACGAATGGAAAAGAGTTTTAAAGGTAGGAGGCAAGATGATAATAGTTCTTCCAGACCATCAGTACATCGATACTATGCAACCAGCGTTGAGCGGTGGTGTTCATATGCACGCTTTCACAAGAGATAGTTTTAAAAACTTAATAGGTGTTTTTGGCGGATTATGGATACAGGAGCAGTGTACAGTTATACCAGAGTGGAGTTTTGGAAATATAATAATTAAAAAATAAATATGAAGTTTAGTATTGCTCTCATCACAAAGAACGAGGCGAAAACTCTGCCTAAACTAATGGAATCGCTAAAAGATTTCCAAAACAAAGGCGGAGAAGTTGTCTTAATTGATACAGGAAGTGAAGATGATACCGTGAAGATAGCCAAAGAAGCTGGCTGTAAGGTAGAAGCGGTAGGCAAAATGTTTATAGAAACAATAAGTAAATCTGCTGCTAAAGCTATGAATGAAAGATTTGTAGTAGAGGGGGAGCAAGATGTTGTTAAACCAAACGACACCTTTTTTAATTATTCTGCTGCGAGAAACTATGCGGCAAATGCTTGTTCAAATGATATGGTTTCCTTTGCAGACGCAGATGAAGCGTTTACAATGCTTGATACAGACAAGATAAACAAGATGATAGAAGACGGAGTGAATCAATTTGAGTATCATTTTGTATTTGCACACGATGCTTATGGCAATGAGGCAGTAAAGTTTGTGCAGAGCAAGTTTTATGATAGGAGATTACTTGAATGGCGAGGTCGTATA